GTTCAATACGTTCGCAGTTACTTTCCTCTTTGGGGAACGTCACGCTCTCGATGCAGACATTCTCATAGCTGTCACCGCCGGCCGTAAAGGTCATCGGTGTTCTTTTCTCCCACAACTGCCGCAACTCCTCGACAGCGCTCTGTACCCGGCTCGATGATGCCGGGTGCCGGTCCGCCCATGTAATCGGCGCGTTAGAAATCACAGCTGTGACATCAAGCGTCACCGCTTCCAGACAGATGTGGTCACTGGCGCTATACCCTTCTTCCGTTGCGTAGTCCGGGATCTTGCTGGACAATGTTTCCGGGCGTTTGATGATAGCATCGAATTCAAAATCTCCCAAGCGTGCGGGCTGTGTCGCTTCCATCAGGCATCACCTCCCGTAATTAAGCGCATGCGTCAAATCTTTCGTAGATTGCGAGGACTGCGAACTCACGGTAGACTGCAGTTTGGATG